TATAACTATCAAGTTGATGGCTAACTAAAGGGTATTTATGATCTTTGAAATATAAATCTAAAATATCCATTATTATTTACAAATCAAAGAGATAAAAACTTATTGTATTATTTCGTTATTATTCCATTTGCAATTTTCATATTTCCTTTTTCCATTAATATAATATGTCATTTGTTGAGTAAAAACACTATTATTAGCATTATTAGCATTATTAGCAACTATTTCATTTAGTTGTTCTGTTTCTTGATTATTGCATCGTTTGTTAGTAAAATGTTCTATTTCACTTGTAATCCATTCGCATTTAGCGTATTTACTTGAAGATCCTTGGTATCCTTGGTTGTCTTGGTTGTTTTGATTGTCTTGGTTGTCTTTGTTGTCTTTGTTGTCTTTGTTGTCTTTTCCAGATAAATAATTCCATAATCCGTATTTATTTATTTGGTTTATATCATCTGCGGTTGAGGATGTAGATACTCTAAAGTTTTTTAATAAGCTTAAAGGTTTAAAACCATTTTCGTAAATAGTTATAGTTCCATTGTTATTTACAATTAAAGATAAAGGTAATTTAAAGTCTTTTTGTTCTGTTACTGTAAGTATTATTACAGTAGATGTTCCTGAATCAACAGTTATTTTACAATCTGTAGTTAATTTAATTCCATATTTACCTGAAGGAAATCTAAAACTACTAAACCATTTAATAACAGTGTTATTTCGTTTAATACCAAGTTGCCCGTATTGATTAGTAAATAAAGAATAAACATTATTATGTGATTTAATTTCTGTTTTAAAGTCTCCTTCGGCTAGAAATTCTTTATTTGTTAATAATCTATCACCCCAAGGTAAATAAAATACTCTATTTCTAATTTTAGATCTATTAACAATTAATTGAAAGAATGGATAAATATATTGTTGAATACCTGGGAATTGTGTTTTACGTTTTGCTAGTTCTTTCATTATATCATCATTCCATTTTGTATAATGATCTTTTTTGATTTTAATAGGTTTTAAATCTAATTGAACTTCATCATCACCACCTTCTTCTTCAGCTGTTCCTTTAATACATTCATATACATAACTATTCATATGTTTAATGATGTGATCATCGCATAATTCGTTTTCTTCTAATGAATTAGGATCAACATTAAATTTATCAATGTAATTATTCCATCTTCTAGCTACACCATTATCTTTATCTGCATTTTTAAACATACAATCAATTGCTAAACAAAAGATCATTTCAAATACTATATCAGTATAATCAACATTTATATCAAACTTTATTTTCTTTCTTACTTTTTTACCTTCAGGATTATAACCATTTTTAACATAATCAATGGGTCTTAAACATTTGTTTGGTAAATATATTTTGGTAAGTTTGGTATTTGCTCTCATAGTGCTATCATCTTTGCTATAAGATGGTAATATAGCATCAAGATCTTCTTGATTGTCACCTGTTATAGTACAACCGTGAAACGTGCAAATATTATTGCTATCGTGTTCAAAATTGTATTGTTTATACACTTTTCCTTGTAAAAACTTAGGATAAATAGATGTATCATTTGGTATTATATTATTCATAAAATTATGATTTACTAAATAATTTGTAATTTCATTATGAATATAATAATCAAACATATTTGTATGAATACGATTTGTGTTATTCATATTGGGTATTAGAATAATTAGATCTATATTACCTTTCCAAACGTATCTAGCTGATATGGTGTTATCAATTATTGTTTTATTATTTCTAAGTTGATTGGCAAGGTCTGTAAAAAACCTACGTTTATTTTTATTTTTATCATCTTTAACAATATCGCAATATCGTGTAAGATAAGAACCATTGTAATCTAATATTTTTGAATAAGCTACATATATTGGTCCAGGTATTTTTCCACCTCTTACGCTTTTAGCAAAACTATCTAATATATTGTCTATAGTTTCTTCTAATTTTCTTAATTGTGCTTTATTCATCGTAAATTGATACATTTCAATTGTATCATCGTGTTCATCAGTATCATATTTTAGTGTTTTTAGTATTTTTTTTCGTGTATCTGGATTTGTTATTTTGGTATTTCCAACATTGACAGTTTTTCGTATTTTACACATATGTTTAGGTAATAAGTTTTTATCAATATCTTGGTATTCTTTAGCAGTATAATAATTACATCTAATAGGTTTTAATAAGTTTGTATCATTAATAGAAGAATATTCGTTGCTTCTAATTCTGTAAGGGTATGTTTTAATTGTTTTGGGTGTGCTAGAACCTTGACCCATTTTATTATTTATAATTGATTATATCTTGTATCCATTAGGTTATATACATAATCACGATATTCTTCAACAGTCATATTTTGATCACAACTTACTAAATCCATTACATCTGCTACAACCTCACATTTACCATCTAATAATATTTTATACAAACCAACAAATGGATGTTCTCCTTCATACCATCTAAATGTAGGATCTATAGTTGCATTTTTATATTTAATAACAACAGGTAATATATCAAATTTACCTTGAAATGCTCCTGTTTTGAAAGGTGCTATATTTTTTCCAACAGGTATAGGGTTCATACTATCTGCAAATACAACAATTATATTATCATTTATTTTTCGTGAATTTATTTTATCTATTAATGTTTTAGTTCCTTGGTTTGGTTTATAAAAAAAAGAATTTGATTTAATATTAATACTATTAATACAAGGCAATAGATTTCCTCCTGTTTTACTTAACATAAATCCAATATCCTGTAAACTATTTAATAAAATGAAAATGTCAAATAAACATTTATGATTAGCAACAATTAGTAATTTTTTGTCAGTATTGATGTATTGCTTAAATAATTTAACATTATTAACTTTAACGTCTTTAAAATTAGCAACTTTTAGAAATAATTTCGACATAAGTTTTATCCACCAAGAATCAAAATTTAAATATAAATATGGAATTAAAAATATCATAAAAATAATAATTAATAAAATTACTCTAAAGATAAATAGGTAAACCATTTATCTTTTCATAAAAATAATTATTTAATATTTATACGCTAGTAATATTTATTCTGTAGTAATAACTAATAATAGGTTGAAACATAATCAATGTAGGAGCGCCGATATCCAACCAAGATTTATCTGAGTTTTCTATTTGTATTTCTTTTATTTTAGCATATTCATTTACAAGACTTGCACATCCTTTAACCTTAAAAATAAGGTATTTATCTATATGTTTTTCAATATAATCTTTGATTGCTAGAACTACTTTCATTTCTTTTTTATCGTTTTTGTTATGATTATATTCGGTTTTAGTATCACCAATTGTTACAGTTAGTTTATTATTTTTAGCATCACCTTTCACTAAAATAATTATTTCTACATTTTCTAATTCATCTTTCTTTGATTTAAAATCTAGATTGACAACTTCTTTTTGTGAAGATGTAATACGTTTTTTAACAACATTACCGTGTTTATCATATACTGGTTTTTCAAGAAGGCGAATATAACTATCAAACAATAACTTTTGAACGTGTTGTTCTTTAAGGCTTTCAATTCTAGCCATTCGTTTATCGGCATCTTGATAGATTTCTTTAAGTTTTAGTTTATCTTCTTCACGTTTCCAATAATCAGCAGGAAATGTATTATTTGGTATTTGATCAATACAAAGTGTATATAATTGAACTACGGGGTTCATAATTTGATTTTTAATATAATGTAAGTAGTCAGGTATAACGGTATCTTTATTTTCTAAAATGAAATCTTTGGTTTCAATACGATCACCTTGTAGTGCTTTCGGATCTTCGTTTTCAATGTAAATATAAGCCAATCTGTCGTTAATCTGTGGTTTATTACCAGGGTCTCTTTCAGCTATTCTTTCAGCCAATACTTTATGTGCTATTTTCGTAGGATCTTTATATGTGCTTTTCAATGTTTTGGATATTACAAGACTATTAAGATCAACATCACCATTAACAATTTTTTGTAAATGGTTATCTAATATTTCGAAAGAACCTGGTAGATCATTTTCCCATAGTATCTTTTTGATAACAGCACCATAAACTTCTTTCATTATTTTGGAATAATCTCTACGTTTTAGAGCAATACCCATACTTTTTTCTTTACATTTAGTTGGATCAGTTTCGTATAATAGCCCTACATAACGTTTTTTACTGAAAAGAATGAAAGGATATAATACCTTTTCATAATTAAGAGCTTGAGGTTTATAAGCTTTTAGATGTTCTGCTATAGCTTTTTCAACTTCTAAGCCTTTTTCAATAGCTTCAGGAACTGCTTCTTTACCTTTATGTTTTAGATTAAACTTACAGAAGATAGAATCAGTATCACCGTAAATAACATCAGCATTGTAGTTTTTTTCAACAAAATCTTTAGCTTTCATAATCATATTTCTACCAGTAGCAGTTGTGCAGGCAGCGATGGACTTCATATAAATAGGGGATGTTTTAGCACCGGTTTGTCCATATAATGAATTAGCAGTAATTTTATAAGCTAATTGAAGTGAATCAAATACTGCTTTTTCAAAATCATTGTAAGTATCTGTAATAGATACAATTTCTTCAGTAATATTAATAGTTTCGTCTGTAGTTTTTATAGTATTATTGCTAGAATTATATAAACCGATATATTCATTGGTAGTTGTTTTAACAGTTTTATATTCAATTTTATTTCTAGTTGTTTTACGTTGTTTTATAAGCATTTCAAGAATTTGTGGAATAGTTGATTTTTTACCATCACGGTATTTAATATAGTAATGAGGATCACCATCAATTTCAATTTTATTTAATATAAGGTCTTCGTTATCTTCGATTAATTTATCATCTTTAATGTAATTACAAATATCTTCAGGTAATATATGTGATTCGTGTGATAGATTTTCAGCAATCATAGAACTAGGGTATAACGAAGAATAGTCAAATACTACAATAGGGTCATCAACATAAATACCTGTTTTAGGATTTAGAACAATAGCACCTTCATACATTCCATCGTCAATGACCTCTTTAGAGGGTATAACTTGTTTGCGTTTTGTACATTCATACATAACAAGAGAATAGATTTTAGCACCTTGACCTCTATGAAAGATATACGATAATGGCACAAGACATACATTACTCATACCAGTATTATTTTCTAAAACTTTCATTTTATGAAATAATCTATTAACAAGGATACAATCTTGAATACAATAAATACCAATATCAGCACGATCTTTAGATGTTCCTAAGAATTTTGAGAATATTTCGTTGGGTTTAAGATCAACTTTCTTTTCACCTAGAATATGTTCTGCTACATTATCAAGTTTATAATTATCCAATGTTAGAATAGTTGGTGCTTTAACATAAACAAACATATCAATAACTAGGATACCTTCAAATTCATAGAAATATGTATTTACTTCACCTAATGCGGAAGAAGTTAGAGTTTTACTTCTAAAACTAGCATCAATTTTACCAGATTTACCAAATTCTGCTGTAAATATTTCGTTAATAGAAAGTTCTAAGCATCTATCGTAAATATATTTAAAATCAAAACCCATAATATTGTAACCAGTTATGATATCAGGTTTCATAATTAGCATCATTTCTTTCCATTTTTTAAGTAATTTATCCTCAGTTTTACAAGCAATAACATCAACACCTTCAATAGTATCACAAGAACCTAGATTAACCAAATGTTTATAAATGATCTTATCAGATCCATAACGATGAAATGTAGTTCCAATTTGAATAATAGGATCTCCTTCTAGTTTAGGTAGTGCTTTAGATAGAATGTTTTTAATATTATCTTCTTCATATTGAATTTCTTTTTGTGTAAGTTTAGCATTAGATATTTTTTGCAGAATAGTTTTAATAGCTCCGCATTTACTTTTGATATCATCAAGTTGTTTAGGACTTGGTTCATTTTTCATATTAATTTTATGAATACAATTTGTCTTATTAATTTGAAAGTCATCTTTCATAACAGTATTTATGATAGATATAATACTGATATCATTTGAACAAATATATTCTGCATTTTCACAAAAATCTTGTGCAAGTCTTTTATAGGTTTTAATAGCCATAGGAAAATCACCTGAACTACTTGTACATTCAATATCAAAAGAAGCAATTAGTAGGGGTGCAATAGTATTAATAGGTTCTGGTTTAATATCATCTTTTGTAATAACATAAGCATAATCGCAGTTAGTATCTTCAATTGTATCACCATTAGTGATAGTAACCCAACCTGAAGGTTTAATTTCTTTTTCGTGAATAAATCTAAGAAAAGGATCAATATTGGTTTCATATAATTTCCAAATATCTTTAGATGGTTTTTCTTTCCACACATCTTTGTAAGATGTATCACGATTAAAGGAATTAAATATAGATTGTATTTTTTTAAATAGACCTATGTTAGATGTAGTAATTTTAAGAAAACATCTAGGTTCTTTGGAATAACCCCAAAAGTCAGTTAATTTAACGCATTTATATTCCAAGTTATTATATTCTTTTGGATACAATGCATTTTCCGTTTCATAACCACAATGAATACATTGTCTTGCATTAATTTTATGACAACATATTTTGTCTTCAACATTGTATTTCTTTTTATAATAAGTGTAAGCCCCATCTTGTAGTTTATTAAATAGATGGGTTTCAATAAAATTTAAAGCTTTAGTTCTTTTTTTAAAACTGGTAGGAGCTCTAACATAAAAGAATGGTTTAAAATCTTTAATGCAACAAAAAACAGTTTTATTATCAGATCTTACACCATAAATATGAATATCATAATTATACGGTTTTTTTTCTAAGTCTGTTGTATTTATTTGATCAACATATTTAGGTATATACCAATCAACAATTTGAAATGTTGTGCTCATTATTATTGATTGTTATTAATTTTTTATACGCATCATTTTTTATTGGTCATCTAAAACATTAGAAGTAATATTCATACCACAATATGGTTCTTGATCCTTACTATAATCAACATAATTATAAATACCAATATTAACTGCGTGTTCTAGAAGCCATTCAAAATTATTCCAAAACTTTGCATCGTGTTGTTCAGATGTTAAATCGCAAATATGTGCAAGTTCGTGAATAATAACATACATTAGGGTATTAATTTCTACGAAATTATTGTTTCGTTGTCTTAAACAAACTACAATTTTTTCGCCTTTATTAACAGTATAGCTTGTAACACCAGATTTCATTTCTTGTGGATCATTTTCAGTAATATTATCAGGATTAAACCGTGATAGTAATGTTTTGGTGCGTATATCTTGTGATTCTGATTTTTTTAAATGATCTAGTAAGGTTTTAACTCTAGTAATAGCGTCTGATAGTAGGTTAGCTGATTCTTTATTATCTGCTGTTATTTGAACGCGATATTCATTACCATCATCAGCTTTTACATAAGTATGATTTCTATTATTGTAATAGGTAATACTAAAATATAAAACAATAAATAAAATAATACAAAAAATAACAGATTCTATAAGATTTTTATCAAGCATATAAGTATATATTTATTAGTAGTAATATTAGAAAATGAATTATTCATTATTTTTATTATTTAATAAAACTATTTTAATTGGTTCAGGTTTGGACATTGTTAGTAATATATATTTATTTAACAATATATTTTTTAAACAATTTACAATTTGGAATATTATTACAATGTGGTTAGATTGCTATAATAAGCAAGTACTAATGAATAATATAACAATATTTATTTTGTTTCATTCTATGTTTTTATTAGATCCTAAATTGATATATAAAATACCTAGAAAATGTGGGGTATCTTTAGGTATTTTTAGTATTATAAATATGATTTTACATATTATACCATTTATGTATTCGGTGGTATATTTAAGAAATAATAAAGTAACTATAAATGAACTTGATATATTTGATAATTTAGTGTATCTGTTATTATGGAGTGTATATGTAGGATTTGATTATTCTATTTATAGTATTGATAAATGTTATTATACATATTTATTTTTAGTTTATTTTATTTGTTTAGGATGGTATAAAAATGATTTTAAATATTTAAAATGATTTAATGTCGCCTTACATAATGATTAGTATTTCGTATTATAACACAGATGCTGATAAAATAGATTTTAAAAATAAAAATCTTATATCTTGAGCACGAATTACATCAATATCAACACTAAAATCACTTTTAATGCCAAACCATTTATTTTTATATTCTAAGTATAATGATGAGGTTTTAACAAAATAATCATTATTAAATTCTAATTTTTTATTATTGTAATATAGATAAGTTTCTACATTATCTTTTGTAGTTGTAAAAGATATATTAAGATCTTTAATTTTATTTAAAATATCATCTAAGATATTCATTAGTTCAAATACTATTTTGTTTAGCATTTCATTATACACATATGTATATTTCGTATTACTAAGAATTATATTCTTAAAATCTTTAGGTATTTCGTTTATCTTAACCTTTAGTGGTGTAAATAATTCTATTATTTGTTTTCCATTTTTTTATTATTATATAAAGAAATTTTTTATATATTAAATGACTGTAGGATTACGATATTCTACATTTGATTTAATTGGATTTATAAGTACTATTATTTCATTTGTTAGTATATGTGTAAGTATATCTTATGGTTTATATAGTATTTTAACTACAATAAAATTTTTATTAGTTTGTGCAGGTGGGTTAATTTTATTTACTACTAAATTACATTTGATAGATAAATATTATTTTAATAAATATACAATGTATTTAGTGATGTTAAATATTGTTGGTTTAATATTTATCGGTAATCCTATGATTATAAATATATTAGTTATTTTAGTTACAATTACAACACCTAATTTTCAATTTATAAATAATGAAATTGAAATGAAAGATAGATTTATTGATAAATCTTTATGGATAATTTTTATGACATTTGTATTATTGTATATATATATATATAATAAAAAGTATTTTAATTGTCTTAAATGTACTCCACATAAAATTGTAAATAGTTTATTTATATTTGCTGTAATTATTCCAACTATTTTATATTTTATAGATGGTAAATGGGCAGAATATAGAGTATTATTATTGAATTTTATAATTACACTTTTGATTATTTTAAAATATATTAACTAACTTTTAAAATACTATTATTATATTTTTTAATACACTTTTCTTTTTTCTGTAAAATATATAAATTGCATATTATAGGTGATTTATTATTATTATAAATTGGTGTTTTTTGTAATCCTCCAAACTGCCATAGCCACGAATGCATCAAAGTGTAATTAATTCTTCCCTAAAACCACATATCAGTAAAAAAATATGAAATTAATTTAAGTAATCTATAAGGTGCGTTTATATATTATATTTTTTATTTTGCATATTTGCAATATTATAAAAATGATATAAAATCCTAAAACAATAACAATTATAAAAATGGAACAGTCATATTATTTAACAGGATGGAACTTAGTATCCCCTACAATTCCTTATAAAAACTATAAAACATATAAAGATTTTACGTATAATGCTGATGTTATTTTAGGTATTATAGATGCTGTTGGTATTTTAGATATTAATAATATTAATTTAGAGATTCCTTATAATAATGAAGATTTTCTTAAGATGATCACAGTGCCTTATACAATGAAAGATAATAATATTATAATTTCAAAAGTTAATTATATTGATTTAATGGGTAAATTGTATGCAGAATCTACGGAACATTTATATGATGATAGTAATTTTAATAAAATAATAGATTGTAATCAACCTGTAATTAATTTTATTAAAATTAACAAAGATGCTATAATTCCAACGAAAGCTAATTTTAGTGATGTAGGTTATGATATTAGTATTTTAAATGAACATAAAAAACTTAATTCTAAAACTACATTGTATGATACTGGTATTTGTTTAAATATTCCGGTAGGATATTATGTTGAAATAGTTCCTAGATCATCTATAGTAAAATCTGGATATATGTTAAGTAATAGTATAGGTATAATAGATTGTAGTTATAAGGGTAATTTGTATGTAGGATTAACAAAGATATGTGATGATGCTATAGAGATTGAATATCCATTTAAATGTTGTCAGTTGATAGTGAGAAAGCAAGTATTTCCGAAGTTTATTGAAATGGGAATGGAAGATGTATTGGAATCTAAAAGGAATACAGGAGGGTTTGGATCAACGAATGTTTAACATTATATTTAAATAATAATGACAGATTTAACACATATATTTATATCAGGAAGTCATTTGTGGGGTTTATATAACTTAGGAATTATAAGATATATGCAAGCCTATCCTGATTATTTTATTAAAATAAAAGATATAGGAGGTGTATCGTTTGGTGCAATTACTGCTTATTTTATTATTTTAAATATTGATATCACAAGAATAGAAAAGTTATTTTATAAATTTGTAGAAACAGAGGAGTTTAAATTAATACCGTATGATAAACTGATTAATATAATATATGAAAAAGGTCTTCAAGATGTGTCAATATATTTTGATATATTTGAAGAAGAATTAAGTGAGTTTAAAGGGTTAACATTTGCTGATATATCTAAAAAATACGGAAAAAACTTACATATATTAGCACAATGTGTTAGCACAGGAGAACTTACTTTATTTAATACAGATAATACACCAAATGTTGTAGTTATAGATACTATAAAAGCATCTTCATCTGTTCCTATAGCATCACCCCCTGTAGAAATAGATGGTTATTTATATTGTGATGGTTGTATAACGAGTAATACACTATTGGAATATTTTCCAGATATTCCTAAGAATCAAATATTATCAATAATACATAAGTTTAATACATCAGTAAAACAATATGCAAAAGGTCATAAACTAACTAATTTTGAATATTTTAATAATTTAGTATATATATATTATAGAAAACAAAATTATGTATCAACATCAAATCATATTAATGATAATACGTTGGTAATTAATAATCACGATTCTTTAATAACAACTACAACAAATGAAGAAGGATTTTATGTGAATATAGATACAAACACCGTAGATTACGCATTAATACACGGTTTTAAAATAATGGTAGATTGGATGGAAAAACACTATAAAGATAAAATAACTAATATATAAAATGTTAGTAGTTTCATTTGATATTGGTATTATTAATTTAGGATGTTCGGTTTTATTAGATAATAATCTTATTGTATGGAAGGTTATAAGGTTATTTGCAAAAATGAAAAAATCTATTAGTATTGCGGAATTATCGCAAATGATCTACATAAGAATGGATGAATTGATAGGTGAAATTAAAGAAACTACTGAACAGAATATAGATTTAGTTTTATTAGAAAATCAACCATCCAAAGGTGTTATGAAAACCATACAAATGTTAATATATGGTTATTTTTATAATTTAAAGCATTATGATAATTATGTTGTTGATATAGTGCAAGTAAATGCTTCAATAAAATTGGAAGGTTATGAGATGGATAAAACTTGTAGTAAAGCAGAACAATATAGGAATAATAAAAAAAAATCAATAGAAATATGTTGTTTAATGATAAAAGACAATGAGCGTTTAGAAAGTATATTTAAAGAATATAAAAGTAAAGCAGATGACTTATGTGATTCTTTATTACAAATAATTGGTTATTTAAAAAAACGTAAAAAAATAGAAATAAAAATGATAACATAATAAAATAAAAACATAATGTCGTTGAAAGAAATAATTTATAAAGATACTTTTAAATGGTTGAAATCTATGTCAAAAGATGAAATATGTGTAATGATTTTGAATGTTGAGTTTGATAATTTAAAAACAGTAGATAATAAAATAAAAGCATTGAAAAATTGGAATAAACCTAACAATAATATTACTAGTTTGGATGTTAAAAAAATTCGTAAATGGATACAACAACAACTAGTCTTTAAGAAAACTAGAAATAAGATTGTATCAATGTATGAAATATTTGGTAAAGATAAGACTTGTGCAATGTTTGGTTGTTCTGCAGAATATCTTAAAAAATGGTTGTCGGTAAAGACATTTAATAATATTGAGTATATTTATGGAGATAATCAAATAGATATAAGAAAATCAACAGAATTAATATCTAATTCTATGCAAACAATAATAAACGATAGAACCCTTAAATTGATAGATACGTTAATAAATATATAATGCAAATAAAATATACGTATATATTTCATTGTAAAAATATTAAAACACCTTTAATATGGGCATTATTTGATGAAATAGAAAGAGAATATGGATATTTTATTTATTTTTTGAAACATAAAGAAGATTACGATTATTATAGTGGGTTTTCGGGTAAAGAAACTAATTATAAAGATTTACCTCCTTATATATGGAACAAAGTTGTTGCAAAAATACAATGTATAATAGATAAACATAATATGCAGGCATATGATAATGATTATAGTCATTATATAGAAATGACGCTTTCTAGTAAATTATTTAGATTGTATGGTATATAAAGATTTATTTTTATATTTAAATGACTGCTAATGCAAATACCATACAATACTACTAAATATCACTTGGTATTATATGGTATTATACTTTTTTCTATAGTATTGTTTGGTATTAATAATAATCTTGTATGGTATAATATAATATCATTGTGTGCTATATTACATTTTTTAGTATTATATTCTGTTGTATGGTATTATTCGGTGGTGATCTTATATAAAAATGAATATTAATATAAGATTATAGTAATGTTATCAAAAAAACAGACAAACGTTATACAGAGTATATTAAATGGTAATACTATATTTTTAACAGGTTCTCCTGGAACAGGTAAGTCTTTTGTATTACAAATAATTATACCTAAATTACTTCATAAAAATGTTGGTATAACTGCTACAACGGGATGTGCGGCAATTAATGTTGGTGGAACTACTATACATTCTTTTTTTAAACTTAAACCTGATACTAATGTTTCTAAACATATTGATAAATTAATATCAACTAAATGTGATACTTATAAAAAAATAAGAGATTTAGATATATTGATTATAGATGAAGTATCTATGCTTGATAGTATTCTATGTAATACTATTTCAGATATACTTAAAGCTTGTAAAAATACGGATAGAGTATTTGGTGGAATACAAATGATCTTTGTAGGTGATTTCTTTCAATTACCACCAATTACTAATAACTTTTGTTTTTTAAGTTCATCTTGGATTGAGCTTAATCCTAAGATTATTGAATTAACTGAATTAATCCGTCAAACTGATGATAAGCTTTTTCAATTAATTTTGGCAAAATTGCGTTTTGGTAAATTAACAAAACAAATTTATGATATTTTAATTAAAAATAAAGAAATTACTTTTGCTGATATTAAACCTACTAGATTATATCCAAACAATGTGGATGTTGATAAGATTAATCAAAAAGAAATTAAAAAATTATTGGTAAATGAACCAAAATCAAATACCTTTGTCGCTTATTTTACAAAGGTGGTTAATGATAGTTTAAAGCAAAAAATAAATGAATATACAATATTTTTATGTGTAGGTTCGCAAGTTATGTTAACTCGTAATATTAGTATTGAAAATGAATTAGTGAATGGAACAAGGGGAGTTGTGGTTGATATTAATAAATCTAGTTGTTTTGTAAAAACCTTGAATGGTTTAATACACGAAATAAATTATTATCCGCAAGAATATAAAAATAATTATGTTAAAAATCTTACCATTATGTTTATGCCTATTAAACTAGCATATGCTCTCACTATACATAAAAGCCAAGGTTCTACTATTGATTACTTAGAAATAGATTTAGGTTCTAAAATATTTGAATATGGACAAGGTTATACTGCCTTGTCACGTGGTAAAAAATTAGAAAATATAAAAATTATTAGTCTTCATTGCGATTCTTTCAAAGTTCATCCAAATGTTATTAAATGGTATCAAGAAAATTCGATATCTATTTAGATTTAGTATCTTCTTCCTCTTCTTCTTCTTCTTCCTCTTCTTCTTCCTCTTCCTCTTCTTCTTCCTCTTCTTCTTCATCATCATCTTGTGAATTCATACCACCAAAGATATCAAATAAATTGGGTGCATTTTTCATTTTATTTTCATTTGATTTTTTAAATTCTTCAAGAACTAATTTAATATTTTCATTGATTTCATTCAAAACAGATAAAATCTCGGTATTATTATTTTCCATTATTATAATTAAAAACGACATATATCTTTATATGATGTCTTCCAAACAAACGAGTTTTTTCTTGATAGTTAGTGCTTTCATTGTTGCTTTGTTTATTGTATATTTTGAATTAAAACGTGATAAAGTAGATAATTTTACTAAAAAATGTAGAGATGATACCGATTGTGCACTTGGTTTAAAATGTGTAAATGGTGAATGTCAATGAAAATCTTTACGATATTTGTAAATAATTCCAAGCACTAGTAATATTGATAACAAATACGTTGATCTATACGCAAATTTATAATTATTTTTGTATAAAATACTGTCTTCTTTTTTAACAGTAGTGCTCCAAATTGTCATTAAAACTAATACAGGTAATGCAGATAATGAAACTATACTTAAAATACGAGAATTTAATATATCTAAATAAATTACCTTACTGGTTATCATTGATTTTATATTTTCTGATAAGTTTTTAAGACCTTCTAGTTTATTAACATTTTCAGTTGTCTTAAAAAAATTAATAGATGTTTCAAACTCAAATATAATTAAATTAATATTATCTATTAATTCACTTGCAGTTCTTAACATATAAAAATCCATATTGTTTAGATCGCTTCTTATTAGCAAAAGTAATCGTTCAATTTTTGAAAGATTTCTTATATATTCATCAATATAATTTAAAGTCTTATCATCAACAATGATTTTATCAGTTTTTTTATCTAAAAAACATAAATGTTTTACCAATTTCGGTATTTCATAAGTATTACTGTTTATTTGCATTTGTTTTGATTTAAATATGGTATATACATACGGTATATTATCTTTAATATCATCATCATTATGTAATGATATTATATACAACTTTTTATATTCTTCGTTTTCAGAAATACTTGAAAAAGCGAATGATTTAAATCTTTCGTCTAACACATTCATTTTACATAAAGCTATGACAATATTTTTACAATAAATGAAAACTGGTATTTTTATTTTTACTAAATCTTCTCGTAAATTATACCTTAAGACCACATTATATTTTTTATTTAAAAACTATAATCACACGCATAAACATAATGTTTATATTTTAAATGAAGATTTATCTAAAGAAGATAAAGAAGAAATACTTTTAGGTATAAGATTAGATTGTTCTAATATGGTTTCTTTTAAAGACATTAAGTTATCTATGCCTGAAAATATTGATAAAGATAAATTTAATGCAATTATAAAAACGGATATAACTACAGACTGGAATAATATAGAATATCGTAATTTATCTTATTATATGTTATTTACATTTTGGGAAGAAATAGCAAATGAATTTGATTATGTAATGAAATTGAATGACGATGCTATTATTGAAGAACCAATTAAAGAGGATTTATTTAATATTATTGATAATAGAGCTAATAATATTCTGTTTTGTTTAATGTCAAATCAATGTGTATTTAGTTCTTTCGGTATGTATGATTTATTAAAAGCTAATTTTCAAAATGATGTGGATAAATTAAACTCTTTTAATATTCCTATCAAAATTACAGAAGAAAATGCTATTTATGATTTTAAAAAATTACATCAGTTAGTATTTGATAAAGATTATCCATTAAATGAGGTTGAATTAAGACAACCATATATTCCTAATGATTGTTTTATGATAATTAGAACAACATTTATGACTGGTAATAAAATTAAACCATATTTAAATAAAATTAAAGAACTTAAATATATTCATTATTTTAAATGGTCTTTTAGTTTAGTTGTATCATCGTTGGCTATGATGTTATGTAATGATAAAGTAACAAGATGTGTATTTAAAATTACTGAAGAAAAACAAAGGAATGCTTATATCGAAAATGGTAAAATTATAACTAAGGTTCCTGACAGCTATAAAAAATGATTTAAAAGTTTATAACTTAATATAATTATGTTTGATCTACAGTATTATAATAAGCTTATTAAAAACAATTATAAAATTATACCTATTGTTTATATGTTAGTTACTGATGAATATATTATGTTAAATGATCATATTAGTAGGGAACAAAAGAGACAAATATTACAAGTTAAAGTTAATACTCTTAATGAAAAATTTAAAGAAGAAAATTTATTGGTTTATCCATGCTATTATGATGAACATTTAAAACATAAAAATAAGTTCTTAAAACTTATTAAAGACGATCCTAATATCTATCTATTGTTCATATGTAAAGAATACAAAATGTGTGATATAATTACTTCAAGTAAATCACCTAAAACAATTCAACAAGAAATCTTACATAAGGTTTTAGCTTTATATAATAAGTAATTAATTGTATGTTTTTTAAAATTTTTTTTATAGCATTTACAATTACATTTGTTATTGTATTAATTATAAAATTAAATTGTAAGTGTAAATAATTTTATTATTTTTTTTAATTAAAATGTCGTTAAGATATTGGATAAATAAAGAGTATATTGATAAATATGGTTGGAAAGGATTATCTGCAAATCCAAATGCTATTAAAATGTTAAAAAAAAGAATAGAATATGAGAAAACATTAACTAAAACCGAATATGATCTTTTAGAAAGTAAAATAGATTGGTGCAAATTATTAGCAAATCCAGGTATATTTAAGTATTTACTTACATTAGAATTATCTAAATATTTAAATTCATTATTAATTGATCCCAATAAATCTAATGATCTTTTAATATTACGATTTAAAGATGAATATTTAAAAGGATTATCAAGTAATCAAAATGCTATTAAATTATTGGAAAAGAATCCAAATGTAATTGATTATCCTAGATTATCTGCAAATCCAAATGCTATTAAATTATTGAAAAAAACTGATGATATTAATTATGATAATTTATTTTTAAATCCTAATGGTAGTAAATTACTTCGCAGTGAATATAAACCTACAGAACAATTAAAAATTAAAAAAATATGTCGTTCAAATGATATTGAAGAAATTAAAAAATTAAAAACTCCAGATTGGGATGAACTATACAGTAATCCTGTTGCAATAGATTTAATTCATAAAAAAGTTAATAAAGAACCTTTATCTATTCCAGAAAAGATATTCGAGAATCCTAATATTTTTATAACAGATAAAGAACTTAAAAGTAAATTGAAAAAATGGTGTAATTATCCTGAAATTAATCCATATACTGATGAGCCTATTAAAGTATCTGTTGTTTCTAATAGCGAATATGTTAAATTATATAAATCATTCTTAGAATATTTAGTTTCAGTAAATGAACCTAATATTACTTCTAAATTACCAACGACACATTGTTATAGTTTTACATCTACTGCAATTGATTTATCTTTTTATAAACGAAATGGAAAAGAGGTTAAATTAAAAACTTTTAATTTTGATTATTTATTTACGGCATATTATTTGAAGGATAATAATATTAGTGAATTTAATCTTAATTACTTTTTATACAAAATAATATTACGACAATTTGAGATTAATTCTAGTTTGGCTGAAACATACCATACTATACCTGATGTGCTAAAAGATATTATGTTAGATGAAAATTTAGAAGTATTTATTGAAATGGTAAATGAATATATTTACGATCTTTGTATTTTACTATTACCACTAACAAAATTGGCAAATCGCATAGAATTAGAACAACCTGAATATATTTCATATTTTGAAGAAATGTTAGATATTGATACAAATGTTTTACCAGAAACTATTAAAAATATGAAAAATAGATTACATTGTATATTGTACTTAATAAATTTGTTTGGAAAAGAAGATATTTTTGAAAGAATTAAAGAAACTAAATTAGATGATGATTATTTTGATGATTATTATGTAAGTATTATTTATAATTGTATTATAAAAGAAAATAATAAAAAGTTTAGAAACTTTTTAGTTTCTGCTATTTTTGATATTGAAGAAATACATATAGAATCAAATAAACAAGTGGTATATAATTTTGTTAAAGATCCATATGATAATTTACCAAACCCACCCGAAATACCTAAATATCCAATTTTATCACAAGAATTGATATTATATAAAACTCGTAAATCAAATTTAGAATTAAATATTTCTAAAGATTCAAAAGAAGATCTAAAAATAAAATTAAGTCATTTAATTGATAATGATAAAGATAGACAATTGAAAGAATATGATAAAAAAGTAAATGAATATAACATACAAATAAAAGAATATGATCGAAAAATAAAAACATATAATAAACAACATTTAGGTAAGAAAATAACACCGTATTATTCAGTTTCTATTTCTAGAACTAAAGATGAACTTGAATATACTTATAATCCTATTAAAACAACGCAAAGATCTTTATCTGCTTTTAGTAAAATAAGAAAAAGTAGTAGCAATAGCACTTTGTATGAAGACTCAAGTGATGTTATTTTAACGGATGAACTTAAAAGTAAGTTTTACAGATATATATATGATGGAACAGATATAGAAAATTATGAAGAACAAGAAGAACTTTTAATAGAATTTAACATTGCGGAATTAAATGGTAAGATTAGTAATTCAAGAGCAAAACAATTAATGGAATATAGTGGAGGTGGTAAAAAATCTTTAAGTGCCATTAAAGCTGAATTAAAATTAGATGCAAAAAGATTAGATACAATTTTTAAAAACAGATGTGATTTAACTGGTAATGAACCATTTACAATGGAATTGTATGCTGATATGCACACTAAAAAAATTAAATATTTATCTAAAATAAAAACTGTAATTAATGGAAAAACTTATGTAAATTGTTATGATACTGTAAATATTTATAATTATGTTTTAAATTGTAAAAAATCAGGTAAAGTCCCTGAAAATATTGCATTGGGTAGAAAACCATTTACAAGAGATAACTTAAAAGAGATATTTAAAAAAATTAAACATTTTACAAAACAGAAAACATTAGAAGTTAATGATAATATTTATAAAAATATTAGATTAGTTGGAATAGCCAAAGCAATTGACGAAAATGAATATAATATAAGTTTAAATATAAAAATAGGAACAATCGAATTTCCTATATTTTTAGGAAAACTAGATGATGACAATGGTTTTTATATTCATAAAGGAGAATTATTTACAATAGACGAAACTAATTATGATAATAGTTCTGATAAAACTATTATTGTAATACAAAAAGGAATTAGTAATGGAAGATTATTAGAACAATTTCATTATCCTTATATTCCTACAAGACTTATAAAAAAAACAAATAATATATTATCATTACCATCTTTTCCTAATATAGGAACTCTTGAAGAAAAAACACAACAATTTAATAATCAATTAGAATTGCTTGTTGTTTAAGTTCTTTACAACAACTTATAATACCGTGTTTATGGCAACAAAACTTGTATTTATTCCAATCTATATTTATATATATATCTTTTGGAGATATATAAGTTTTTTGAATACATTTAGTATTTCTACATAATACTTTTTTATTATTTAAATATTTGATTATTCTTTCATATTCAGTATTTGGTATTTTATTTTTAAAATAATCTAAATACACAGGGTTTTTTATAAGAAACTTACGTCTTTTATATTGAACATAAGTTTCTTTCATTTTACCTAAATCAGGTCTTGCGTTATAAATACTAATAATTTCATTGGTTGTATCATCTACTATTGTATTTCTACTATATAATTCTTCAATATAATTAAATAAAATAGATTTATCCATATATTGTATATATTCTAACATAATAATAATGTATAATAATGTTTTTATGTATTTATAGCTTCAATTAGTTTTTTATTGTCTTTACGAATTATACCAAAATAACAACCGTTCAATTCATTTTCAATTAAATTAAGATTTATTGTTCCTTTATACAATTGAAGATTTTCTTTTATTTTATCATTTATCATTTTAATATCATTTCCTGTAATATTAGGATCACTCAGTTTATTAATTTTAACTTCAGGATTGCGGATAAAATCAGATATCATACCATTAGATAGATATGGTCTATTTGGTTCTTTATAATATTTATCTTTTTTATTTATAAGATTAAGTATATGTTTATCATATTGTGAAAATATTTCAGGATATTCGTATCTAAACAATGTCAAAACTTTATCAAGTTGATCTCTTTCTTCTTGATTTGCTGAAAACAACCTATCATCTGATGGATATTGATTTTGAAAATGCTTTAGATAATTTACAGTTTCTTCGATTGTATCTTTAACATAAATACTTACACTTATAATAAGATCACGATCTGGATATTTTATTTTTAAATTTTGCATAGTTCCTAAACGATGTTGTCCATCAATGATGTATAAGATATTATCATTACATTCACGAATTACAACAAGTTCAGCATTTCCAAAATCATAATATTTTTGAGTAGCTAGATAAGAATCTTCATTTTCTTTTACTCTTTTATTTATAACATCCTCATTGATAGTGCGATTAATACCAATTGGTTTAAACATAAATGAGAAACTTATTAAATTAATCCATCCAACATATTTGTTTAATAATGGTATATGGAATAAAGATTTACCTATATTTTCTTTAAGAGTATTTTCTATATTTGACATTTGTTAAAATGTTATTTATGTTATCATTTTTTTAGGGTTAAACATTTTATACGTTTAATAATATAACTATGAAAGATAGTTTAAAATCATTTAGTGTTCTTAAACATATTCATTATTTCTTTTATTATACTGGTATTCTAACATTACCTTTATTACTAATATATCCTGCTATAATGTTAGGTTTAGGTATATTTAGTAAAATTACGATATTACAAAGTAATAATATTATACCACTAAAAAGAATAATATGTGTAACATTATATGCTTATTATAATAATTATAGTATAACAAATATATATGTAAATTTATTACTAGCTCCTATATTCTTGTCAATATATATTCATTTTTTTGGAATGGTAAAAACAAATACAATATATAATGTATAGATTTATTTTAGGTATTAATTCTTTTTGGTTATTATTTCCACTTTATACTATTTCATTTTCTGTTAATTACCTATTATGTATTCATACAATTTAACTAGTTTTATATCAGCTTTATATTGTTTTTAGATTATAATAGAACACTACATAATATAGATTGTATTAATGCTATTTTATATTTATTTGTAATATTATTTTACGGATTATTGCATTATCTTGAAAATAAAAAAATAGAATATTTATTTACTCATCTTTCTTTTAGAAAAATGCGGTTTTTTGTATTGTTTATTTACAATTATTAAATAAACCTGAAAATCTATATATGATAATAATATTATAAAAAAAACAATAGAATTATTTATAAGTTTTTGATCATATACGTTTCTTCTAATGTATATCCCATTTTACGATAATAGTCACGAACTCCTGTGCCACTTATAATTGCTATTTTATTATAACCACATTTTAATGCTATTTCTTCTGCTTTTTTTATTAATCTTTTACCAAAACCTCTATGTTGATAAGAATCTTCAACATCTCCACCTACATCAGTAAGACTAGAATAAACGTGGAGTTCTCTAATTAATGCGCAATCTTTCAATATATTTACAGTATTTTCGTAATTATTATTTAATCGTAGTCTTATAAATCCTATAAGATATTTAACTGTTTCAAATGATATAAAATATTCAGTTCCTTGTGATGCTTTATATACACTACAAACTTGTTCTATTTTTTCTGTTATCTTATTATCTTTAATTTCACGACATCTAATACAATTACATTTCCAATTATTTTTTTTCATATCATCTTGTAGCAATTGACGCATATTAACATCTTTATATCCACCAGTAATATACGAAGATGGTATATCACGAATAATTCTGTTAAGTCTTTTCCATTTTTGAACTTTTATTTTAAAATCTTTGATTAATTGGAATAATAAAGTGTCATCATAAGGTATATAAGATCCTTCATCAAACCATTGTTTTATTTTAGTCCAAGGAACTACTGCACAAGGATATATTTTATATTGATCTGCTTCTAGATCAGGATTATATAGAGCATTATTTAACATTTCTTGATCTTTTTCATAACTTGATCCAGGAAGATTAGGCATTAAATGTATATCAACTTTAAAACAATTATTTTTTAATAATTTAATAGCATTATAAGCTTGTTCTATAGTATGACCTCTTTGTATTTTTTTTAAAACATTATTATCAGTATGTTGAACTCCTAATTGAACTCTAGTGCAATTATATCTACGTAATTCTTTAATTTCATTTAAATCTATAGTATCAGGACGGGTTTCTAATGTTAAACCTATTATATGTATTTTTGCAGTTTCATTAATTGTTATTTCTTGTTCTAAAGAATACATAGGTCTAGGTTCATAAAAGGTATTTGCAGCATAATAAATTGAAGTAATAAACCAATCTTGATATTTTTTAGGATATTGAGACCAAGTTCCTCCTAATACTATCAATTCAATTTTATCTATTGTATGTCCCATAGAAATTAAAGTAGATACACGTGAATTAAATTGTTTTATAGGATCAAAGTCATTTGTATTTGCACGTAATACTGCAGGTTCTGAATATAAATAACTTCTCGGTTGATCAATCCATCCATTGCCTTCGTGTGCTTTTTCATTAGGACAATAAGCACAATTATGCTTACAGCTAAAAGTTTTAGTTATTATTTTACCATCTTCTTCGTAAGACGGATTACCGGATGTTAAAACTGTTATAACAATAACACCTGATGTAGATTTTTGTCGTTTTTTAATAATAAGATTTTTAAGATTTTCGTCATTAAGATTTAATTGATTATAAATATTAATAAGATCCGGTTTTGATAAAACTATTTTATATTTTTTTTGAATACTAAGTCTAAACTTTTCAACATCTGTAATATTTTTAAAATCTTCTGCAATGTCTTCTATATCCATATATAAATATTATATAATTATATTTTTTTATATAAAAACTACTACATTTATATTTGTTTATTTATATAAAATATGGTTAAAATCATACTAGATCACAATAATTTACATTTTTGTTCAGGTCCTTGTGGAATGTTATCAGACGAATATTGTATTCAAGATGCTAATAATAATTATTTATTTGAACTTAAACCTTATAATGGTAATCGTTATCCTAAAATTACTTATACTAGATGTAATAATGACATTATTGAAGTAGTTAATTGTAGAATATGTCCTCAATGTCATAAGAAAAACTTAGATTTAATAGAAGAAAATGAAATTAAATATTTGGATATTGATGCAATTAAGGTTATTAAAAAGTTTATATTGTTGGAAGTTGCTTCAAATAATGTTATAGAGTATTTAAAAAATGATAGCAAAATATAAAATAAATTAATGGATTCGTTAATCAACAATTTTCATAGTATTAGTTTGGAAAAACAATGTCATATGTGTAAAAAAGTTATTTACAATAATGATATTTGTCGTGAATGTTTTTTAAATTATTTAGAATTTATGGATTTAAAAGAATGTTGCACGTGTGGAACAATATTTACACCATTTAGCGATGAACATACAGAATGTGATAATTGTTTAAGCTATTATTAATTCCTTATATTGGTATTATAATTCTTTTTATAATTTCTTATAAAAATGATAACAAAAAATAAAAAAAATAATGGAAGAATTATATTTAGAAATTGAAAATAAATATATTTTAAATAACTATAGAAAAAAATATGAATATCATATGAATGACAAATATTTTATATTAGATGATATAAACTTTTTCAAAATACTTTATTCATATAAACAACGTAATAAAAAAGGTTGTAATATTGGAAAAATTAAAACAAAATTAAATTATAATAAAAAACTAGAATTTATTATAGAAAAACTTACTTACCAGTAAATCCAACCATTACTAATCCTAAAATTAGTAATAATAATATTAAACCAAAATAACAAAAATATACAATACTACCAATATAACCATATTCACGTTTCCAGCTTTCACTACATTCACATTGTAATTTTTTAAGTTTTGTAATATAATCAAATATTATACCAGCATAAGATATTTGTAAGACAAATAGTATAAAACTATACGGAATAATTAATGGGGATTTTACTTTATAAATTTGTATTACAATATTAATAGGTATAATTATTAATAGTATTAATGCAATCCAATGTATAATATTTCTATGCCATAGATCAGAACATTCACAACCCGTTTTTTCTAATTCTTCAGTCCAAGTATACATAGCATAATGTAGAATTAAAACTAAAATAGCTATTAATAACATAATTATAAATACTGCTACACTAGTGCCAAATCCTAAATTAAAATTAGGATTTGTAGGATTTACAGAACGCAGTGTATTTACAGAACTTGATGCTTTTTTCGGCATTATTTATTATCTAATATAGAAAATAAAATTAATTTTTGAATCATTATAAATATTATTAAACTTGAAAATATTATTGTAGTTATAAAACTATAATCTTTCTTCCAATTACTACTACATTCACAAGCGTCATTATTTAATTTATTAATATAATAAATTATCAAAATAAAATACGTTATTGTAATAAGTCTTATAAATCCATAGAAAAATGCTGAAAAATACTTATCATTATAATTTACTATTCTATATGGAATTAATAATAAAAATATTAAAGCTAACATATTAATTACATCTCTTACAGTTCCCGAAGAACATTTACAACCCAATTGTTTTAAATCATTTGTCCAAGTATATAAAGCATAATGTAATAAAATTGTTGTTATTAGTATAATTATATATATACTCAATCCTATCATTTATTATTATATAACATATTCACTTTTCCATTTATCGTTTTCTTTATACAATTTCCATTTTTCTATTACTGCTTCTTTCGGCTCTATTCCAGTTTTGTTATATTTATTTATATGATATAAAGCATTTTTTTTATTTTTATTAGCATTTACATATTCTTTTATTTTATCTTTATTTTTCTCATAATATTCTTTTTTATAATCTTTTTCTTTTTGTAAAGCATCTATACCGTCTTTAATTTTAATTTCATTTGCTACATAATCAGTTTTAATATTATCTGTTTTCTTTAAATAATCTTTCATTTGAGTTTCTACACTGTTTCTTAATCTAATTGCATCTTCTTTCATATCGTTATACGATACACCATTTTTATTACGCCAAGTTATATAAGATGATCGTATTACATTAACACCTAATGTAGTTCCTTTAATTAAAGTTCTTAAAAATTGATTTACATTTGCTATCGTAGAACTTTTATCCATATTTTTAATTTGAGGAAAAACTGATTCTCTTTTATAAAGTAATAAACTTTCACTAAATAAAGCACTTAATTTTGATCTAGATTCATCATTATAACCAATTGTATATCTTTCAACAGGTTTGCCTTTTTTACATATCTTAAAATTATATTCTACTGCTTTATCCAACTCTTGCGGAATATATACATAATCTATATTATCACTCATTTCTTCTTCAGTTTTTGCAAATTTTGCAATCATTAATTCAGTTCTAACACAAGGTGTAAGAACATAACTACTTAATAATAACATTTTATAATGTAATTCCCATACTGATTTAGATTTAATACTATTTTTATCTAATTCAGTTCTCCAATTATCTTCAAGATCTTGACGTATTTTTAACAAATTATCAAAATCTATATATTTATCTTTTTCATATTTATTTAAAGTATTCTTACCTGTTTCCTTTTCTATTAAAAGACTATTTAAATCACTTTGCAATTGACTATATTTTTTATATAATTCGTGTGTATCACCTAAAGCTATCTTAAATACTCTAGCAAACATTTTAAGATCATTGTTAAATGTTGAAATACTTTGTTTTTTTTCAATCCTATATTCCATCAATAATTCCAATATTTTAATATTGTTTTTCAACAACCAACCTAGATTATCGTCATCCGTTTTATATATTTTTTTTTTTATGAAATTAATTACATTCGCATATTGTTTATCTGAACATTGATCTTGTTGATATTCTCCTTTTTCTAATCCACTTAATGTTATTGATATGTCGTAAGTATTGATATCATATAAAAATAATTTCTCAGTCCAAGCATTAGATCCACCATATGTAGAAATAAAGTTTTTTTTGGCATAATCAAATTTAGATTTTAATGTAAATGGAGTATCTTCAATAAACCATTTACCATATGAATATAATTTTAATAATTTAGTATTTTTAGTTTTTTTAAGATCTGTATAATTTTTAAGTAATTTCCATTCAACTGGCATATTTAATTACTTCTAATATTGAAAATCTTTTAATATGATGCGGTTCTATCATTTTTTTAATTAAATAATTAAAAGATTTTGATTCATTATTATTATCAAATATTATTCTATTACGAAGTAAATATAAATTAACACCTATCGCAAAAACATCTATTTTTTTATAATCTGTTGAAAAATTATCAAGTAAAGATCCTATTTCTTTTAAAATATATTCTTTACTCATTATATTAAAATTACTATCTATTACATATTTAAAATTATTAAAACCAAATTTAACATTTTCTTTTGTATTAATTCTATTTTTTAAATATAATAATCTATATTCAGGTGGATAAAACATATATTTATGTTTAAAAAAATTATTATTTTTTTTAGTAAATATTATATCTTTAGTTTTTTCTAATCCAAAATCAATTAATAATATTCTATTGTTTTTAATCATTATATTACTATAATTAATATCATTATGTATTCTTCCTGATTCTACATAATAATTAAAATATTCTAAAAATGCTTTTAACATTTTCATTAATTTTTTATAAGTAAGTTTATTGTAAGGATAATCTTTAAAAGTAATACCCGCATTTTCATATATTAATTGATGTATATCTTCATCATAACCATCCAAAAATAAACAGTTATGTGTTTGAGTATCAGTAATTTTATGTATTATATTATAACCTTTTATTTTTGGCACAATTTTATTATAATGTAATACATTCTCAACTGATTCTTTGTATTTTAAATATTCTTTAAGTGCTTCTTTTTTACTATCACCAGTTGCTTTAAATAATTTACCTATATCGTCTTTCGATTTCTTTGTATATTTTTTAACTTCAGTAATATTTGTTGTTATAGGTGGTATAACAACACAACCATAAGTACCGGATGCTATTAATTTAGAATCTTTTGTCATTTTACTTTCTTAATATGATAATAAAATGTATTTAGAAATATTTGCTATTATTTTATATTTTATAATATTTTTGTATTTATATTATTGGTTAAGTGTTTTTAAAAAACAATGTGATTGTTTAGATATATGGCATTATTATTATATTATTGTTTATATTGTATTAAGTGTATTATATTTCTTATTTAACATTATATTTTATTTAGTAAAAAATAGGGTATTTAGTTTATTTTATAATATTTATATGCTCTATACATTGATAACCAGTATAATAATTATATTATTTATTATATATGTTAATAAACATTGTAAATGTTATGCGCATATATCAAAAGAATTATTAATAATTTTAACAGCTATAATATTTATAATACATTCAATTCTATTCATTTCTTATATCTATAGAATAATAAAAACTCAATATGTCTAATAAACCTACACAATTAATTAGATCTTCTATACCAAATGCTTTTGCTATTAAAAATACAAATGGTACGGATGTCTTTATGAGTCTTCAAAATAGATCAAATCAGCTTGATATAAGATTACTTGATAATCAATTTATTTTTAAAGCTGAAAATGAAAATACTCAATTAATATATTCCAATATTGATTTTGATGTTGATGATATAAGAACAAATACAATATCAAATAAAGATCATAGTAATATTATTTTTATTGGAAATGTAGATTTTACTGGAGATATAAAACATAATAATTGTAATATTTTGGTTTTAAATAGTGATAATACAATACCCACATCTTATATCCATAATGCTAATTATTTAACAATATACAATGAACAATCTAATGTTTATATTCCTAATTCATTGGTTAATATCAACACCTATAATATAACTAATGATTCTACAATTACCATTAAAAATAATGCTACTAATATTCATCAAAAAACAGTTAAATTAGTAGATAACGACAATATAGGAACTATTCAAATATATTCTCAAGATCCTTATGTCTCTATAGGATATAATATACCAGATAAAACTAATAATATACAATTATATGTAGAATCAAATATTAAATGTAATGATATTATTGTTGATGATACGAGTTTTTTAACATTTTACAATGAGTTTAAAGATTATGAAAGTAATAATAATATTACGGGTATTAATATAACGGATGATACACTATATTACTCTAATAATTATTCTAATATTAAAATTATTCTAGATACTGATATTGAACACTTAAGAACTAAAGATGATCTTAATTTTATAGGTAGTAATTTTGTTGATATTACTGATATTTATTGCACCACTAACAATACATATATAATTGCGGATAATACATTATATAGATTAATATCTGATAATAGGTATAAATATATTGATACTAATGTTGAAAATATTAAATCTGAAAATGGTGTTATAATATATAGCAAAATTAACATCATATATTTTTTATATGATGATGAAGATTATCCAAAAAAAGAAGCAATTTATAAAGCAGGTGGTTATTATAGTAATTATCATTATCTTGTTAATGATAAGCAAATTATAAAAAAACTGAAAGATTATAATAATAATGATATTATTAAAACTATTACAAATGTTATAGATATTTATATTATTGATACTAATGTGTACTATTATATTAAAGATAATAATTTATATGATCAAGATGATATTTTAATTCATAATAATATTAATAATTTTTATTTAGGATATAATGGTTATTATGATAGTAATTTAATTGTTAATTCATTAACATCAGATACATATGAATTAATTAATAAAGATCTCCATAAAGATGGTATTTTAATTGAATCAAATGTTCTTAAAGCGCATCATAGTAATCGTCATTTGGTAATGTTAAAAGATGATCGTAAGATATATACAAAATCTTTTGATAATAATTATAATGGATTAGGTAAAACTGATAATTTATTTTTAGATGATAATGTTGGATTAGGAATTATATGCACTGATACAATTCAAATTACACCTTCTGTTAATATTGGTAGTTCTTTGAATAGTTTTAACAATATTACACCAAACAGTTTATGTGTAGAAAATTGTATTAGTATAGCTTGCAAACCTAGTAATGATTTTGCTTTAAGATTAAAAGGTGATATTTTAATAGAAGGTGGTGGTAATATTTATAGAACTGAAGATAAATCAAGCACTCTTGAAACTAGTACAACTCCTTTAACATTAGAGGATTATGTTCTAAAAACTGAATTAGATAGTAGAGTTGATGCTATAACAAGTAATATTAGCGTTGTTTTAGCATCTAATTTAGAAACTAATACTAGTAATATTGATCAATTACTTTATGATACTGAAAATACTATTAATATATGGACCAAAGAAAGCAATATAGTTGTTGTTAGAGATACTCGTGTTAGTATAAATCCTAGCACTAATGATGATGATACTGTATTAGGTGTATCTAAATTACCCGCATTATTTGTAGGTAATTCAGGTATTATTAAAGGTATAATATGTGAAGATGATATCGCTGCATATTCTGATCAGTCCTTAAAAACAGACGTATCTCCTATTAAAGATAGTTTAAATAAAGTTTTAAAACTAAATGGTGTTAATTATAGAAGAAAAGATAATTTAGATAAGATCTGTATGGGATTAATAGCACAAAATGTTGAAAAATATTGTCCGGAAGTTGTTCAGGAACATAATAATATTAAAACAGTTGCTTATGCTAATTTAGTTGCTTTATTAATTGAAGCTGTTAAAGAATTATATGATATAATTAAAGATGGAAAAGAATGAAGATGTTCTAAACAAAAAAGAAGTTACTGAAATTAAAGATCCTAATATTTTATTAAGTAAAATTAGAGGTATTAAGTATAAAAATAAGAAAACTAATAAAAATGGAATTGGTGTTATAGCTCAAGATATTAGAAATCATATACCTGAGGCATTCAATAATTACAATGTAGATTATAGTCAATTAGTTGCCTTACTAATAGAATGTATAAAAAGTAATAATAAAGATATTAAAGATCTTAAACAAGAAGTTAAAAATCTTAAAATATTATTAAATCAATAAATATTTTTAATTAAATTCGTTATATCTTTATTTATTTGTTTAAAATGGTTTTCATATTCTTTTTTTATTTTATAATATTCTTTATCACATATTGTAATACCTAACATTTACTATTAGTAAATACATAAAAATTAACTTTATGCTATTATATAAATGACATATTTATTTACACATCACGATTACCTACATTTACACGCTATATCTGGTTTTTTAGTTATTGCTAATTTTATATATATATTTTACAATATTGTATTATATGGTTCTGGTAATTATAATGTATTGTTATGTATAAATCATTCAATTTTAGGATTATTAGCATTACAATTTAGTTTGCCTACTAAAAGAAACTTTGAAAAACCTATGATATGGAAAGAATTTAGATTACATTCAATTTTATTTACATTCCGTCACGTTTTTTTAACAATATTAACATTATATAATTTTGATTATTATATTATAAAACATTTTGTTATTATTATAACTTTGTATTGTGCTGATATTATTACAAATAATTATGGTGATAATAATGTTAGAACAACGAATTCAATGCCATATTGTGATCATTTAGATATTGATAGTATAAATAAAATAAAAATATCATATACTAAAAAACAATTTGGTGCTACTTTATTTTGTATTTTACATTCACCGGATTGTAATTTTTTACCATTATATGGCTTACAATTTGCACCTTTTATGATGACATTAGTAAGAAAAGGTAAAATACAAACTAATACATATCATATTATATATTCTATAAGTCTTTTATTACCTTTTTATCTATACTTTATATTTATAAGACAATTAGAGTTTTCTATAAGTGATATGATATTTGGAATATTTTATGATATGGTTTTTACATTAAGGTGTAATTATAAAATAAATAAATATATTTTATGGAATATTATATTACCAATATTTTATTATGTGTATTATTATAATGGTTATAATTATTCTTCAAATATACTAGGATATATTATTATATTTAGACAAATTATAATTGATTATAATATTTATAAATGTCTAATCAATACTTAGGTTAGGAAGTAATATTTTATTTTGTCGTTTCAAATAATCCTTAGAATAATATTGATACACAATATTATTGTTTTTATCATAACACATTCCAAAAGGTATATCTTTAGATATTATACAATCTTTCAACATTACAATTAATATTTTATTTTTGTTATCAAAATACTTACATTCTAGCAAATATTCTGTTTTTTTAGCATATTTTTCACTATCAATTGCTAAAGCATCATCTTCAATATTAAGATCAATCCTTATTATCCTTGTTATAAATGCCCAAGATATCATTCTTTCTATTTTTGATCCTTTATATATGTAATATGGAATCAGTGCAGGTATTCCTTCGAACATTGAATCATTTGAAAATTGATTATCTAATATTTTTTTTATAGAATTGTAGATTTGTTCAATATTATCTACATCATCCCATTGTGTAATATTACATATAGAAATATTATTTTCCATTGTAATATCATAAACACCTGCAGGAAAATAATTAACTGTTAGATATATGTATATGTCTTTTTTTCTTATTAGCTTACTAGTATTATCACTATGCAAATTATAATTATAGAACATAGGATGTTTGTTGATATATTTTTTAAGATATCCAGCTTCTTCATATTTTTCATATATGTAATCTGTTGATATATCAGTAGGATTAAATAACAATTTTAGTATTTTTTCAGAAAACCATTTATAATTTTTAACATATGTTCCTCTTATAAAATATTTATTTGGATTTATTTTAACATCATATAAAAGAGGTTTTAGTTTTTCCCTTGAAACTTGTTTTTTATTAGGACTCTCAAGTTCTGCAGGACTTTTAGGTTCTATAGATCTTTTAAGTCCTTCAGGTCCTTTAAGTCCTTCAGGTCCTTTAAGTCCTTCAGGTCTTTCAGGTTCTATAGATCTTTCAGGTCTTTCAGGTTCTATAGATCTTTCAGGTCTTTCAGGTTCTATAGATCTTTCAAGATTATTTAGTATTGTTTCAATAAAGAAAGTTAGATAAAACTTTTCAGTGTTTTTAATAACCTTAGATACTTCATTTTCAAAATATATCTTTGGCTCTACAAAAATTAAATTAGTTTCATTAAAACAACAATAGCATTTTAATTTGCAATTATTATTGATTATTGGATCACTTGATTCAATAGATAGATCTTTAACTACAATAGTAGCTTTTTCTAAATTACTAAATAAAAAACCAATTTGAAAAGCAGTTAGTTGTTTAATATTTGCAGTATCTAATTCAGCTATTATAGCATTGCTTGGATATAATGCTAGTTCTAATGTATAATTAACATTATAAGATTCAATAATCCATTTATTTTTAATTGTAATTATCTTTTCCATTTGTAATTATAAAAATATAATGTTATCATTTTTATAGTTTTATTATTATTGTTTATTGCTTTTTTTCCAATTATTAACTGCTTCTTTGAATCGAGTTTTATAATCAGCTTTAGGTTTTTTTAGTTTTAATTTTTCTAATTCTGATCTCATAAAAATATTATATTTGGTTAATGCCTTTTTACCACCTTCAATTTTTGGATCTCCACTTTTTGGATCTCCTAGGTTTTCTGGGTCTTCTACGCCTTCCACGTCTTTTACGCCTTCCACATTCGTTGTTGTGGAGTTATTAATAATTACATCTATTTGTGTTAATATACTTAATTTTTTGTCTTCTTCGTTTGTTTCAGTTGAAACTAGATTTATTAGATTTTGTATAGTTTTTAAAACTTTTTTATCAGACATTTTACTTATAGTATATATTTTTACATTGTTGAAATTTTGAAATGGTATAAAATCGCATTAGAATGATTGGTCTTTTCATACCGTGTAAATAATGTTTGAAACATTAAGTATCCGCTGTCTTTAGATAATCATTAAAGTCAACTGAATATTCTTCATATTTTAAAGTTTTAATTGTGTAAAAAATAATAAGTTACTAAATTATAAAATATTTTTTTTGCAATGTTTTTACACCTATATAATATATATTTTAACAATCCGCAATTTTAGCTGCCAATTGTTTGAGTTGAGTTTTATTATTAGTTATCTTGCTTTCTACAAGCACTAACTCCGTGTCTAATTGTTCTATTTGTTCTTTAATATTATTTCTGTGTTTTGTACTATAAGATAGTTCTTTATGAATATTAAGCATTGTTTCAGTTATTTCATCCAATTGTTCTACTTGAGTTTTAAAACAAGAAGCATATGTATTAGTTAAAATAGGTGGTGGTGTTCCAGGCAAAGAAAGAGATGAATTTGAAAGAATAGTCTCATTTAAAGATAGTGCACTACTAGATGCAGATTCTACAGTAGTATATTTTTGTTGATATTTATCCCAAGCTTCTTCGTCATCAACATTTTGATTAACAATTTTATAAATAAACGATCTATTATCATAATTAAAATAATGTTCTTTATGACATTCTTCACTAATACAATTTATTTTATGACAAAATTTATCATCATTTTCATCATAATCATTATTAACAATATTATCATACATATTAGTTAAAATAGTTCGTTTCATAATAGAAATACCGTGTCCGTATTTACAATTATCATCTCTACACAAATAATTATCTTTACAGGCTTTATGGTAAGCATATTTACAAGTTTCATCTTTATAAGCAGTGCATAGCCCTAATTTAAAATCAGGGCAATTTTCATATATCATAATTCTTAAATAATTTATATGCCAAAAATTTAACAATAATAAAATTAAATAATATTACATCATTTTTATATATATTATTTTTTCTTTTTTGGTTTTGTTGAATTACCTCTCAAAGATTCAAGATCTTTCTCGTATATTTCTGCAAGTTCATCTTTATATTTTTTATAACCATCACGCACTTCGTGTAATTCTTTCATCCATATTTTATAAATTGGCGTATTAGTCAAATCTTTTATTTGCTTATTAATATCTTCCGCATTTTTCTTCAATTTTTCTAAATTATTTTTAGTTAAAGAATTAACAGGCATTTTCAATAAATAATTGTAATTTTTAGTTTTATCACCTTCTTCATCATCATCTTCTTTATCTGTTAATTTAGGATATTTAAGTTCTTCTAATCTAGCATTAAGAACATCATCTTCTACATTCATAATTTTAATTTTACCATCAATAATGTCTTGAATAAATTGTGCTTTAGCTGATAGTTTTTTATAAGTTTTATTTAAAACTTTTAATTGATATGTTTTTCTTTCGTGATAACAAGTGAGACGAACAGAACACCATTCACGCATAATAGCTGAAGTTGATTCATATTTTTTAATTTTAATATCAGAATTATACAAGTGCATATTATTTAATGATAATCCAATTGTAGATGATAGTTTAAAGAACTTAATAGGATCATCTATTTTTTGATTTAAATGTATAACAAAGCGAATATTTAAAGCTGAATAATGATTTTCAAAGTTTTTAATTTGATTATTAAGAACTAGATCTTCTAGTATATTTTTATAATCTTCAATTGCTTTATTAATAGGTATTTCTGTAATTTCTATCGTATTGTCATCAATATAATTATAACAACCTGTAGATTCATAAATGTTTTCTTTACCATCTTTTAATTTTACAGAACCTTTGAAATTAGGATAATGAGGTATTAAATCATTAACAACTGTTTTATTAATAACATCAAATGTTTTTAGTAAATCATCAGCATTCTTAATATCAGCTTCTTCTTTCTCTAATTCACTACAAATTAGAATACATTGATCTATTACTTCGTCTGGATTAAAATTAGGTATTTCTGTAGAATATCCAGTTCCAATACCTGCCACATTTACTACGAAAACAGTTGGAATAACACCAATAAACCATTCTGGTTCTATTTTCTGATTTTCCTCAACTTTATATTTAAGAATAGGCATATCTTCTTCTCTAAAAATTAATGAACACATTGGTGATATTTTAGTAAATAGATAACGAGGCTGAGCGCTATCAGCACCTCCACCGTGTAATCTAGTTCCAAATTGACCTAGAGCAGATACTAAAGGAATATTATTACTACCAATAAAGTTTTGACCCATTTTAGTTAATGCTTCAGCCAATGATTGATCTCCGTGATGGTATGCAGTCATTGCAGCAGCCATACCAGCCATTTGTGATACTTTAATTTCATTACTACCGTATATCTTCTTTTTAAACAAACTGAAAAGTAATTTACGCTGGCTTTCTTTCAAAGCATCGCAAATATTGTTAATATTTCTTTCAATATCTCTATGAGAAAAATGAATTAATTCTTTATGAATTAAATCTGTATAAGGAACATCAAGTGATTCTGATAAATCTACTATTTTATTTTTATCATATTCTGCTATCCATTCTTTACGTTTATCTGCTAATTTACCATCAAAAGCTAAATTATAAGCATCATCAGATTTATCATCATATGTATAAGTTACCATTTTCATATTCTTAAAAAATTGCTTACCTTCCTCAGATGTTGAAGAACCACAACCTTTAAGATAAGTAATATTCCAACCACTTACATTATTAGTTTGTTCCCATTCTTCATATTCTTGAGTTGTATAGAAATATTGTGTATTAGTTCCTTTTTTCATACGAATAATAGGCGTTAACATAGTTTTAATGAAACCTTTCATTTTGAATAAAGAAGGCCATTGAGATTGAAACATATTAGTTATCAAACCTTTAATATGTATTCCGTCTAAATCTGCATCTACTAAACAAATAATACCTTTATACCTTAAAGAAGATGTATCAGTATAATTTTTATTACTTTCTAATCCTAAGATCTTTTTAAGATTAGATATTTCTTCATTTTGAGCTAATTTAACATTTGATACTGATTTACAATTCATAAGTTTTCCACGGATTGCCGCACAACCATAGGATTCAGGATCTTTTAATTGTGTTTTACCTGATGTAAATAAGGTTTGTGCAGATAATCCTTCACAAATGTATAGATAACATTGATCTGATTTTTTAGTTCCAGCCCAAGGTGCATCCATAAAACCTTTAATAATAACTTTACTTAGTTTTTTACCATCTGTTTTAGATATTTGTTTATCAAGTTGAGCATCACTTAACACTAAAGCTTTATCAATAATACCACTATCTTTATACAATTTTTGAATAAACTTATCAGATATTTCACATTTTGAACCAAATTTAGATTGTGGTAGATTCATTAGATCTTTAGTTTGACTATCATATGTAGGATTATTTAATAAACATTTGATTCCTAAAAATAAATTATCTTTAATAAACTGTGGTTTTAATATCTTCTTCTTTTTAGCTGCAAGTTCTACCAAACCTTTTACAATTTGCTGTTGAATATAATCTACGTGTTTGCCACCTAATCTAGTATGAATACCATTCACATAAGCCATATGAACAAAACCGTGATTACTTAAAGATGCACATATTTCCCAACGATCACCATATTTTTCAAAAGCTTTAGTTCCTTCCGTAAAATTAACACAAAACTTTTCAAAATCTTTAATATTAATTTTAGTATTATTAAAATACACATTAACATTTGGTGGTGTAAGTGCAGCTATTTCATATGTTCGTTTCTTAAACAAAGCAAAAATATCATCAGTAATTGTAGTTGCACCAAAACGTGCTAAATCAATCTTACATTTAATTTCAGTATAAGGTGATTTAGTTGATTGACGAATAGACGGCTTATCTTTAGTAGCCAAATTATCACGAAATGTTTGTTTAAATATCTTTTTATTACGATGATCTACTGTTTCTACTGTAGCTTCTGTTGAAAATATAATAGCTAATTTAGCACCTAGACCATTTAAACCACCAGTAAGTCTTACTTTAGTTTTATCATAATTACCAGATGTTAGCAATTCGCCAAAAATTAATGAAGGATTATATAATTTGGTTTCTTCGTGTATTTCAATTGAAATACCATCACCATCATTATATACTGATACTGTATTTGTTTCACGATCAACATTAATTTTAATATTTTTAACTAAGTTTTTATCAGGTAAATCAGAAGTAGTCATACGAATTACGTGATCTGCCGCATTTACTACTAATTCATCAAAAATCTTGTATAAAGCAGGACTATAAGTAATAGTTTTTCTCACAAATTGATTTTCATCATTTACTACAAAACTATCAAATGCATCAGGTGTTATAGATCCTACATACATTTCGGGTGATTGTTCTAAAATATGTGTTCGTAATTCATGCTTTTTATATTCAGTCATATTGATATATCTTAATATTATTAATCATTTTTATATGTGTAATAATTATAAAATGGATATGAATTTACGTATTTGGTTGCACTTTATTATTTTAGCTATTATTCTGTTATTTACTATTGCTCATATGTTATATATGCTTATAGCATTTGATACTTATACAATAATTAAATTATTTTATATTACAATAATGATTGGAGCAATATATATATTAGTTCAACCTCATACATTATTACCATTTTTAGGACATTCTGCGTTTCCTTCAACTGTTATAGTTGATGAAAAATATCCTAAAAATTATTCATATCAGTATGTTTTAAAATTACCAGAATATAATAATGATAAAAAAGTAATATATTGGGCAGCCAAAGAAGATAAAGACAATAGTAAAGTTTTTGATAATCCCTGGTTAGCCTATGATAATTATGAAAATGTAGGTGTCACTAGAATTAAAAATGGCGAAGCTGTCATTAAACTACATTTACCAAATGGTTATAAGGTTGGTATGGGTAAAGAAGTTAAACCACACTTTCATTATCGTGTATGTTGTAATAAAAATATTATGTTAAGTAAGGTTTATACTGCATATATTTAATTACCTTGAACATAATTAATAATTAATTCCGCTATCTCATCGGGAGTTTTATCATCTACATTTATTTTAAATGTCGGTAATCCTTCTTTAGTATTTATACTATCATAACATTCTTCGTGTTTGCTATGTAATAGCTGTATTAAATTAAAATCAATTGTTTTTTCACTTTCTCTATCTCTTTGTTTAATTCTATTATAACAAATAGTTGGTGAAGAGTGTAAATAGATATATATAACAGGTTCAACAACATTTTTATTATATTTATGATCTACATTTTCATACAAATGTTCTAATATACTATATTCTTGTTGCGTTAAATTATCTTTATAAACTTTTACAAATGTTTCATATGTAAATTTAGGACTCCTTTCCATATAAAGAATTGAATTAGATTTTGCTTGAATAAAAGCTCTATCTAAATATACTTTAAGTTGAAAATCAAAATGTCCTATATTATTTTTATACATATTTTCTAAATATGGTTCCCATTCTTGAATGGGTTCAAAACTTACAATTTGATTATGATTTTTTTGCAAATTTTCTAGAATAGTTGATTTACCAGAACCTATATTACCATCTATTGTTATTACAGGCATTATATATATAAATTATTATTGTTCATTTTTTATATAAAAATGAATTATCCTAAATGTATAAAAATAAATGGAAGATCTTCATCATCAATTAGATAAACTATGTATTGATGAAAAACTAACATTTAATTCATTTATAGATTTCATAAACACAAAGTATCCTGGAAAAGAATATCCTATTATTTATGATTTATATGATGATAATAAAAAATGGTTAACATCAAATGGTGGTAGTTGGCATAGAAACTCTAAAAAAACTAAATATAAAATATTTATATGTTGTAGTGCTACTAAAATTAAATATAATTGGAATTATACTAATGAAGAAGAATTACACATTATTGATTTAGTAAGTAAGTTATTTTTCACCGATAGAAATGTAAATCAAAATAATTACATTGGTATCTATAGTCATAGTAAAAATAAAGAAAACGTAAATAGACCTATACGTGAAGATATAAAAAAAATAATTACAAAAAAACAATGTTTGCATTGTGGAAAAAGTAATGATACTGTTGTAGATCATAAGAATGACTTATATAATAATCCACGTGTTTTAGATATGAAAACGCAAACTATTGATGATTTTCAACCTTTATGTAATGGTTGCAATTTAATTAAACGAGCATATAATGTTAAAATGCGCAAAACTGGTAAAAGATTTGATGCTCGTGAATTACCTTTATTCAAACATTTAGGTGTTAGTTATACATCGGGTAATGAAACGTTTGATATAAACGATATAAATACATTAAATGGTGTATATTGGACTGATATTGTAGATTTTATTAAAAAAGCTTTAGTTTGTAATACATATATTTCAGACTATTACTAAAGTGTTATCTAATTTCTGTTCTAATTCTTCAATGTTTAATATTGTCATAACCTTATCATAATATTCTTTATTAATCTCACAACCTTTAAACTGTCTGTTTGTATTTTTACAAGCTATGGCAGTTGTTCCACCACCTAAGAATGTATCAAGAACTATATCATTTGGATTTGAATGCTTTTTAATTAATTCTTCAAATAACTGTAAATTTTTTTGTGTTGGATGAAATCTATTTTTACCATTTGCCATTGGATACCGATATATACCTACATCATACGAACTATTAAATGTAGGTTTATTACCTTTAATACCTAATAAAGCTATTTCTCTAGCATTGGTAAGATAATTTATTTTACTATTAATTGGTTGTGGATTGGTTTTAATCCATTCAATAAATCTTATTTGCTTAAATCCTACTTTTTCCATTAATTCTTTTAGAGGTGTTATTTTCCATATATCAAACCAAATAATTAATGTTCCTGATTTTTTTAATTTATTATAATATTGTTGAATAATTAATTCTAATTGCTCCATTGTAAAGTTCTCATCCCATTCACCAAAATTAGTTTTTGTTGCGTATTTTTTACCTAAAATTGTTCCATATTTTAAATAGTTTTCTTTTGACCATCCTTCACCTTTATCGTTTTCTAATTCCTCTGCTGGTTTATCTAAAGATTTCTTATATTCTAACCATTCTTCTTCTGTTTTTACATTAATATTATCTTCATTATGTTTTGCTACAACTGCGTGATGTTTATTCATTCCACTATCTTTAGAAATAATATAAGGAGGATCAGTAAGAATTAGATCAATACTTTTATTTTCAATTGTTTCTAAATAAATTAAAGCATCTGTATTATGAATATTCATTTATATATTTTATAATATTGTTTCATTTTTAAATATGAATATGTATAAAATATCAGATACTATAAGATCTTCATTAACACAAAAACTTAGTAAAGCTAGAAAAACTATTAAAGAAAATAAAGATATATATTTAGATTCAGATCACGAACAGTTATGTTTATATTATAAAAAATATCAAGAATTACTGAAACAATTTAATACTAAAAAAACTAAAATAACATATGAAACATTGAAACTTGATAAACATATATTATCACAAGACCATACAGATGATATTATAACATTTAAAAATAATAATATTAACATTGATTTATTATATAATGAATATAATAAAAAGTTTATTAATAAACTTTATGTATTAAATGATGTATCTTATTACGAAGAATGGATAAAAGAACAGAATACATTTATTAAAAGTTTGAGTCCAGAAGAAATATATACATTGAGGTGTCATACACACGATGGAGATGTTATTGTAAATTATTTTATTAATAATAATTTTAAAATAGATATTGATATTGATTTAGTTGATAATGGTTATAGAAAATCTAAGATCATAGTGGATAAAAAACAATTTAATACAAATAGAAATTTTATATTATTTTATTATCAAATTAAACAATATTTGTATTCTTTGGATAATAGTTATAAATCTTTATCACGAATAGAATTAGAAAAATATATTATTGAAAGTTATAATACATTTGATTGGAATAAAATATTAATATTATATATCAAAGATATTAAAAATATATTTAAGAAATCACCAAAAATACAAGATACTATTGTGATATATAGAGGTGTTAATGATGATTATTATCTTAAAAGCTCTACAAAAGGTGTTTTTAATTCGCAAACTTTAAGTAGTTATACATTAGATCATAAGACGGCTATAAGTTATGCTGATAGAAACTGTTGTATAATGCGAGTTAAATTAAATAAAGGTTGTAAAGCTATTTTGATTGATAATATAAGTCCATATAATGAAGCAGAAATATTATTACCATTTGATACTAAATATAATATAGATTACCCTAGACATTTAATAAATTATTATAAACAAAATGAAATATGTCCTGATGATACAAGAAGTAAAAAAATAATGGTTACAGATTTATCTGTAATTAGATCTTTAAGTAGTAAGTCTACGTAATCTATTTGATTTATTTATTTTTTCTATATTGTCCATAATACGATGAGTTGCCATTCCAGCCACAGATGTTATTGCAGATGTTTTTACACCTTTTCCTTTTAACATAGTTCTTAAATATTTTTGTACTTCGTTGAATAAAGGTGTTGCTACACATCCACCCATCATAGCGGGTCTTGCAGTTAATGTATTAAAGTTAATAGCCATATCAACTTCGTTTTGAGGTGCTATTGTATAATGTTCGGTTCCATATTGTAATGGATGTATTGTAGGAACACCTCCTTTAATCATCATTGTTTTAGATCCATATTTTGATTCTAATTTATTAATATTATCTTGTGATGATTTTTTTGTTAATTCTTTTGCTATGCTATCAATATATTTTTTAAAACCTAAAGGATCTTGTTCGGTTTTAAGTCTTGTGGCAACTTTAGATCGGTTTTTATCATTTAGTAATTGAAGTATGTGATCATACATTTTTACTTATAATATAATAAAATAATAAAACAATGGTTGATATTGAAACAGATATACCTATTAATGTTTTAAATGGACGTATTAATGTATCCGGTAATAATGAAAATGGTTTAGCGTATAAAAATAATAATGAAAAACAAAACTTATGTAATTATTCTACAGAAGCTATATCACATACAACAGAACGAACACCTTTAGCGGATTTGTTTTTTTCGCAACAAAATATGGATATCTTACAATTAGGTATGCGTAATATGATTTTAAATAAAACGGAAGGTGCTTATAGTATAGGAAAACAAAATGAAACTGAATTAAAAATAATAATGAGAGCTATGTTTATTCAACACGCTAAATATAGAACTGATATACCTATTACTAATCAAGTTCAAGAAATTAATAGAAAGGTTTTAGAGTTTTCAGTTCCACGTATTATTTCTAGTTTAAATATGAAACGTAAATATTTAAATGATATACAGAAATTACCAGTTCCGTTAGAACATTCGCAATCTATGTCAACTAAAGGAACAAAAGAATTAGAATTTAAAGGATTTTAAAATCTTGTATGTTATATAAAATGACTGATACTACAGATCAATATACAAGGAAATTAAAATATAATGCTTTTATGGGAACAATTGCGGTGTGTGTAATATATGCTATTGTTGCCCTTGCTATGATATTATATATTAACTTAACTGAACAAGGTAAATCATTATATTCTGATCTAAAACCATTTGCTTTAACATTCATATTTGGAACATTATTTATAATTATGGTAGTAACCTTAATGGTTGTATATTGGGAACCAGAACAAGCAACTAAAAAAGAAATTAATGATGTATTAAATAATCCTTTAAGTTGCCCTGATTATTATAATTTAGAATATACAAATGAAGATAGTAATATATTGTTTGCTTTTTCGAGTAATATTAATCAAATTGGTAATGAGAACCCTCAAGCCACAAAGTTATATATAGGAGAAAAAGATGCTCAATCTGGTAAATTTGTTAATCTATATGATTATGCTATAACTGAAGATAACAAAGATTATATTAAACATAAATGTAAGAAAGACCCAAGTATTATTCCAGATTTTGCTACTACTGATATTACAACAACTAGAGATGAATTTTGGGCTTCAGGTAGTTCCACAGACTATGATCCTAATACTCCTGTTGCTTCAGGTGGTTTTAACACCAATGCTGAACTTAAAGATCTAAAAACATTGGCATCATTTACAACAATGTATGGTGGATATACTGATGTTGGAGCTAGTTCCTACAAAATTGCACCACCAAGCTATGATGGAACTGATCGCGATGGATACCTTAAATTAGATTCTGCTACTAATATTAAAGATGCTTTAGATGCAGACTATAAGTATAAATACGATTGTTCCAGAGTATATCCAGAATATCTAGCACGTTTAGATGCTAAAGAGTATATTGATAATAATGAAACAGGACCTAAAAACTTACATCGTTGTGGATGGGCTAAAGCGTGTGGTGTTCCTTGGTCATCTGCAGGATGTTCATAAAAAGCATATAAACATTTTTTATTATTAATAACCATAACAATGAGGGTTAAAAAAAGAGATGGTAGTTATGAAGATGTATCATTCGACAAGGTCACTCGTCGCATTAAAAATCATAGTGAAGATTTACCAAATCTAAATCCTACTAGTATTGCGCAATTTGTATGTGCTCGTATTTATGATGGTGTTCCTACATCAGAACTAGATGAACTAACATCTCAAATATGTTCTAGTTATATTACAGAACATCCAGAATA